GTGGGGTTTGCGCTTCTTGGCGTCCGCGCAGACAAAGCATTTATTCAAGGAGAAAGCGCAGACTTTCGCATCGAGCAATCCGGCGGCGGACTGGCCAACATAAAAGCCCACAAGCTGGTGCTTGAAGACGCAACCACGGCGGGCGACCCAACAGCGACCTTTGATGCTGACGGCAATTTGACGGCGAATCGGACGTATGATTTGCCCAACGCCTCTGGCACCATCGCGCTGACCTCTCTTGTCGGCGCATCCGCCGAACTCGTCATCGCCTGCTCCGACGAAACCAGCAACCTCACCACAGGCACGGCCAAGGTCACATTCAGAATGCCCTACGCCATGACGCTTTCCAGCGTCCGCGCCTCGGTCAACACCGCGCCGACAGGCAGCACCCTCGTCGTAGACATCAACGAAGGCGGCAGCACAATCCTTTCGACCAAGCTATCCATTGACGCGAGCGAACTGACCTCGACCACTGCCGCGACCGCTGCCGTTATCTCCGACACCGCGCTGGCCGATGACGCCTCAATCACCATCGACATCGACCAGATCGGCAGCACCGTTGCGGGCAAGGGACTCAAAGTTATTTTGCGAGGGACAAGAGCATGAGTGCCTTCGTCATCAATCCCTACGCATTCGGCGGCGACAACATCACGGCGCTGTCCTTTATCGAGTCCAAGACATCCACCGCCGACGCCACCACTTACACCATCACCGGCGTGGATTTCGGCGCGGCAGATTCCAACCGCCGCGTGGTGGTAGGATTCGCGTCACGTTCAGCAAACGCCGGTCACAGCGTCAGCTCCGCAACCATCGGCGGCATCACCGCGACCGTTTTGGCGCAGCACACAGCTAACGTCGGCGGCGGGCATACCCTTGTTGCCCTTATCGCGGCAGATGTGCCCACGGGAGCCAGCGGCACCGTAGCCGTCACGCTCTCCAACGGAGCCGTCCGAGCCATCATTGGCGTCTACCGTATTTTGGCCAACAACGCCTTGGTCGTCGCTAATTCAGCCTCTTCCAGTGCCACCGCAACATCTACCAACGTCACCGTTAGCGTGGAAAAAGGCGCCCTTTTGGCCGTTGCGATCACTTTCACAGCCGGACCGACCTTGTCCTTTAGCGGAATTGCAAATGACGATTTCGATGCAACAGCCGAAAGCGCAAACGCCGGAACAGCGAGCGAACTCATCACCGCGTCAGCCTCGCAAACCGTCACGGCCACCCGCAGCAGCGGCAGCGACTGGATCGTTCTTCTCGGCGCGTGCCTTAAATAGCCATGAAAGCCATCTACAACACTCAAAACAGCGCCATCCTCCCGTGGCCCCGCATCGACGAAGAACCCGTGGTCGGCCTCGCCTCGCATCTTTTGGAGATGGATGTGGTGCAGGAGGAGAAGCCCGAATACGACAGTGCTACGCAGCGGTTGGAGAAGACGGAGGTGATCGACGCAGAAGCGCAGACAGTGACGCGAGGGTGGAGTGTAGCGGAAGTGCCTGCGGCGACCTACACCGCACCCGACTGGGTAGACGCGCAGCAATTTTCGGGAAACCGCACGACGACCATGCTCTACTTGAAACTTCAACTCGACGCGGCAGGCAAAACCTCGCCGAAGTTGGCGGCTGTTCAGGCGTGGCTGGACGCGCTGATTGTGGCGGGCGTGACGCAGCCAGAGGAGCGGCGGAGTGATTGGCCTGCGAGTCCGTGGGCGTTTGAGGAGGCCAGCGGGGAGGCTTTGGCAATTTTGGCAGCACCATGAGAACCGTAACTCTCCAGTCCATCCTCCTCCGCGCCTGGCAACGTGTCGGCAACGACGCCAGCGATGTGGCAAATATTCCATCCGGCGCCCGCACCATGCTCGTTGCCGCCGCTAACGAACGCATCGCCGACTGCTGGGAGTGGGCCGATTGGCCGGAGCTTATGCGCGTTGAAAGCCGCACCGTCGAAGGCAACGACACGACCGGCTACTTCATCCCCTACGAGCAGAGCGGCCAGACCGCCATGGGCGAGGTCTTTTCTGTCATGAGGGACAATCCGGCAACTAACGTCTACCCGAGAGAGATCGGCTACACGCTGCTCGGAGACAACATCAGATTCCCCGAAGACAGCGACTTGCCGACCAGTGTGTGGGTCCGCTACCGCATCCGCCCGACCGAATACAGCGTCAGCAACCTCTCGGCGACTGTGCCAAGCGTCATCGCAAAAGCTGTCGGCTTGATGCTCGCTGGCGATCTGCAAACCGAAGACGGACAGCTTGATAAAGCTCTGGCCATGGAACAGCTCGCAGAGGCCGAACTCATCGCCCAGCGGGACAAATACTATTTCCAACAAGGGCAGCCCAGCATGTGGACGGCCCGCGTCAACCAATACTAATCAACTACTAAAACATATGGGCTTCCCTAATTCACGCATTACGAACCGCACGTCCGGCGCCGTCAGCATCGCCGATACTACACAAGTCAACGCTGACTTCGTCAGCATCGACGTGATGACTGACGCCAAATTTGAGGTGCTTACCGGCAATCTGACTGGAGCCGCCAATGCCTCGTCAGCCTCCGCGCACACGATCAAGGCCGGCACGACAATCGACGGCTTCTTCAGCGCGATCAAGCTGCACAGCGGGACCGTCATCGCCTACCGGAAGTAGCCATGAGCCTGCTGCATAGCCAAATGAGCACGGTCGAGCGCGGTGCCCTGGGCACGTTCGCCAGTATCGGCAGCGCCGCCGTCTCGCTGGTCTCGCAGCTTGAAGTCTACCTCCGAGTCGCCGGCCTATGTGTCGGCCTGGCGGTCGGTGTGGTCACCTTAATTTCGGTCCTTCACGACCTCCGCAGAAAACAGAAAGAGAAATAACCATGCGCAACTGGAAAACTACGACCATCGGCATCCTCACCATGCTCATCGCTATTGCGACCGGCGGGAAGGAATACCTGCAAACCGAGCAGATCCCTGATCTGGCGCTCATCATCACCAGCATCCTCGCGGGCTGGGGCTTAGTGCAGGCCAAGGACAACAACGCCCGACTCTAATGCGGTGCCGTCCTCAGTTCGCCTTCGGCTTGGCCATCGCACTCATCCTTGGTGGCTGCGTGAGCCTTCCGCTGCCGCCGGTCAAGACGGCCAGCGCGGAGCCGGGCGACTGGGGCAGCGTCAAAATTATGATCACCTACGTCCCGAACGTGGGGAACCTGATCAACAGCTACAAGGAGTGGAGAAAACCGGAATGAAAACCTTTATTGAGAAACAACTCGTCCGCCTGCTGCTTTCGCGTGGCGGCCCGCTGCTGCAAAAGGCTGTTACCGCCGCCGCCGCTGCCGCCCTCACCTATCTGGCCACCAAGAGCGGCCTCGACCTTCGCGCCCTCGGCCTCAACGAAGCCATTCTCGCCGGCATCATCTGGGGCATCCTTGACGTGATCGTCACAAAGCTGCCAGCCAACGTCATCAAAGATTACGGCACGCAAATCCAAGCCCTGCTCAACACGCACGGCCGTGGCCAGCACCTCAAGTTGGACGGCTACGTCGGCCCCGTGACCGTGGAGGCTGCTGCCGCTGAATTGGCCAGCCGGAATTAGCATCGTCGATAACCCAAGCAAGTGATCCCTGCCGCACGCCCCAAGCAAAAGAAGGAAGCGACCTCGGAGCTGCTGCGGCAGCACAAGGTCAGCGATCCTGTCGTGCTGGTCGGTGTGCGTGGCTACTACAGCAAGCTCGACAAGAAGCCCGGCAACTCGCGCGGCATCTACGACGATGCCCTCATCCTCATCAGCAGCGGCGGCGATGTGCATGCCACCTTCAATGCCTCGGTCGATCCCGACCGCTACGGAAAGAACCCCAAACTCAACAAGCCATATGCCGCCCTCAAGCCAGGAGTCTGGAAATACAAACTCGGACTTCATGGCATTCGGCGCGGGAACCCTTACCGCGCTCTGGTCCAGGCAGCTCCGGTCACCGTTGTCCGCGACGACAAGGAAGAGACCGGCTGGTTTGGCATCAACGTGCATCGAGGCGGCCCCGCCACCAGAGGGCCAGGCAGCGAAGGATGTTCTGTCCTGCCGCCCGCCCAATGGCCGGCCTTTATCACGCTCGTTGAGTCGGAGATGAAGCGCAACAACGCGAAAACCCTTAGCTACGTCCTAACCAGCAAGTAATGCCCCTCGAAAGTCCAGTCCTACGCGACGGCGACGCCGGCTTCATCGGCTTCGCCAGCCGCTTGAATCCCGTGACGCTGCCCGCCGGCATGTTGCAGGACAGCGTGAACATGCGGCTAGACCGTGGAGTGGCGACGACCCGCAAGGGCGCCAAGCGGCTGGCCGATGCCATCTCAACGGCGGACGAGCCGATGACGCTGTCCTTCGACTTGGCGGCGGACAAGGCCATCAGCACGATCACCTTCAGCGGCGCCACCGCGACCGTAACCACGGCCGCCGCGCATGGCTACACCGGCACGCCTACGGTCAACATCCGCGGGGCAACCGGAGTGGACGCCAGCAAATACAACGGCGACTTCGTCATCAGCAACGCCAGCGGCAGCACCTTCGACTACACCATGACCGGCACGCCGACTGCCAACGCCACCGGCACGCTGATCGCCAACAAGGGACCGCTGGTCAAGACGACCTACAGCGGCGGCATCTTTGCCGCGGGCGTCTTTGCCAGCCGCAACTACGAGAACGCCAACGAATACATCGTCATGGCCGGACCCGACAACGCCTACCTGTGGCGCAACGCCTCGCCGACCGACACGGTGGTCACGGTGGGCTATCCCAGCACACCGGACGAGACCATTGACCCAACCGACACGGTCTCAGTAGTGCAGGCTTACGACCGGCTTTATGTGCTCCGCGAGGCGGCGCTGACCGGCAACTATGTCCAAAAGCTGACCAACAGCACCGGCATCGCGGTGAGCGGGACAACGGCCACGGTGAACGTGAACGCCCACGGCTACCCCGAGGGCGCAACGGTGCGCGTCGAGGGCAGCACGACACCAGCCTTCGACGGCCATGAGTTCCGCGTGCTCGGGACCAACCTCAACACTAACTCTTTCGAGATCACCGTCCCGACCGGCACTGCGGCGCATGCCGTGGCCGACATTCGTGTCCGCCGCGTGAAGCCGCCGCTTTACTGGACCGGCACCGGCAGCTTCGTCCGCGCTGCGGCCGGCGTGCCCGCCGAAGGGCCGACCTACAAGCGTATGCGCTCGGTCGGATGGGCCAGCTACATCCAGAACCGCCTGATCATCCCGGATGGCCGCGACCAAGTGGCGCTGTCGGACTACTTGGATGCGGACCTCTACGATCCGTATTGGCAATCCTTCCGCACCGGCGCCGGTGGCGGAGATTATATCGTTGCCGTGCATCCTTGGGTGGAAGGGTCTGCGCTCGTCTTCACCCGCAAGAGCATCTGGCTGGCCACGCTGGCGCAATTCCCGAGCACAGACGGCAGCGACTTCGCCATTGATACGGCGGTGGCCAAGCTGGAACTCGTCACCGATGAGATCGGATGCTCGGCGCGCAACAGTATTGTCACGGCGGGGCGCTACGTCTTCTTCCTTTCAGACGCCGGTGTCTACCGCCTCGACACCCAGCTCGACCTCAAACTGCGCGGCGACACCAAGCCGCTGAGTGATCCGGTGGCCGACCTCTTTGAGCGGATCGACCAGAGCAAGGTCCAGCGGGCCTTTGGCATCTGGCACAGCAACCGCTACATCCTCGCGGTCCCCACCTTGGACGCGACAGACGACACCAATGATCTGGTGGTCATCTGGAGCGCCCTTAATGACCAGTGGGAAAGCCGCGACCGATACGGCATCGGAGTGGATGCGCTGGTGGTGGGCACCTACCAGAACGTCCGCCGCACCTTCAACGTCCGCCGCACCGGCAAGCTCTACCTGCTCGATGAGAAGGCCGATGGGACGGACGACGAGCCGAGCGGCAGCGGAGTCGGTGTCGTTGCCGGCAAGATCCGCACCCGCCGCTACGGCCTCGGCAGCATGAGCACCAAACGCTTCGTCCGCAGCCTCGCCGACGTGGTGCTGCCGGATACCGCCAGCGTCACGGTCAAAGCCATCACAATCAACCCCGATAACGAGATTGTCTTAGTGCCGGGCCAGACGAACACCTCGGGCTTGAGCGAAGACTACACGCTCAAGCAGCCGATCCGCGCCAAAGCGCACTACTGCGAGCTACAATTTGAAACCACGGCCAACCGGCCTGAGATCCGCAACGTGAGCGTCGAGGCGGCCGGCCCCAGTCTTCCGCCGACTGAGACAAGGAATGCAGCTTAACAACTAAGGAGAATAATTATGGCAACCGTAACAGCAGGATACACATGGACCAGCGGCGAGACCGTGACGCCGGCGAAACTCAACTCGGCGGCGGCGCCGACTGTGGTTGTGGCGAACGACGAAATTACCACGGCGAAGATTTTAGACGGCAACGTGACTACCGCAAAGATTGCGGATTCAAACGTAACCGCCGTCAAGCTCGCCAGCAATGCCGTGGAGACAGCGAAGATTGCCAACGATGCCGTGACCAACGACAAGCTATCCCTCGCCGCTAACGCAGGTGAAATCAAAAAGGCGCTGAACGCCGACAACTCGCCGCCGATCTTTGCGTGCAGGGCTTGGGTGAATTTTGATGGAACGCGCAATGAAAGCGATACCGGAGCGTCCGCCAACGGAGCTAACGTCAAAATCCGCGCCAGCGGAAACGTCTCCAGCGTGCTTAAAAACGGAACTGGCGACTACACCATCAACTTCACCGCGGCGATGCCAGACGCTAACTATGCTGATGCAATCGGCGGTAGGAGAAGCCCGACTGGATCAGTGTCACAAGCCCTCAAGACCGAAGCGTCAACAAAAACCACATCCACGTTTCGCATATTAACAGGAACGACAACTGGCAACGCCTTCGGAGACCATGAAGAGGTGTCCGTCGCCATCTTCCGATGACCCCATGGCAAAAGGCAAAAGCATGGCACGACGCCAACGTCACGACCGAGTCCTTCGAGGAAGCCCTCGGCTGGCATCTCACGCACGGGCTGGTCTACTCGACGCCGCAAGTATTTCTCTTGGCGCGTCAGGTATACTGGGACGCAGAAGCGGAGGACTTTACCGATGACGGCGAACACAATGCTTGGTTCGTGGAGCTGGCTGCTTCTGCTGGGTGCGCAAACCCTGTGCGGGAGTTTATGCGCGTGGCGTCACGCCCGCAGCAGTGGGCGCTATGGTGTCGGCACAACAGTTTTGAAATCAAGGCCCATGACTGGGCGAAACTAAGCAAGAAAGTGAGGCTATAATTATGGGAGGTGGAGGAGGCAAAAAACAAAAGAAGCCGCAGGTAGAACACCCTGCGCCCTTGGACGTTAAGGCAATCATGCAGGCCGGCAGCGAAGCCGCCGTGAAGCAGATCCAAGAGGAATACCGGCAACTCATCGCCAATTACCCCACGCTGGAAAACCTGTCGTTCGGCACGGTGGACCGCATCCGTGGACTGCTCAACAACCAAGAAACGCAAGACGCGCAGTCCGCCGTGCGCCGCGCCATGGCCTTCAGCCGTGACGAAGACGCCGACCCGACCAGCATCGAGCGACGACTCTACGACGACACCGAGCGCGACTTGGCGCTTGGCCGTTCACTCTCACCGGAGCAGGAGCGCGCAGCACAGCAGTCCGCCCGCGCCGCTTTCGCGGCCAGAGGCTTGGGCACGTCGATGGGTGGCAGCGCCGCCGAGATCCTCAACCGCGACGCCGCCGCCACTCAGCGAGAAGCCGAGCGGAGGGCGGCTGCGTCTCAGGCGAACAACATGATGATGGGCAATGTCATGAGCCGTCGCGGGATGATGGCCGACAACCTCTACGCCGGCGCCGGAAACTTGCTGGCGGTTGATCCGCAGAACCGCGCGCTGGGCATCGGGCTGCAAAGCGCCCAGAACCAGCAGGGCATGATGATGAACCAGATCGGCAGCGCGTTCGCTGGCGCCAACCAAATGGCGGGCAACGCGGCGAGCTTCAACTTCAACGCGCAAGAAAGCCGCAACAATGCCGCGCTGAACAACTGGGCGTCCATGCGCGCGGCGAACATGCAGGCCGGCGCGGCCAACAGCTCGGCGACCATGGGCATGATCGGCAGTGGCGTTGGTGCCGCCGCCGGTCTGGCCGTTATCGGAATCGGCATTTAATGGAGCAACTAGTCAAAGACACGTGCCGCAAGGTGGAGCGGTGGCTGGACGCCAGCGCCAGCCCCGTTGTGCTATGGAGCGGCGGCAAGGACAGCACGGCCATGCTGCACCTCATCCGCCACAAGGTCGGCGCCAAGCTGCCGGTAGTGCAATGGCGCGAGCCGCGCTTTCGGCATCGTTATGCGTTCAGCGACATGCTGGCGCAGGAGTGGGACTTGGAGATGTATGACTACGCGCCGACATCTATTGCCATCACCGATGGCTACGACATTGATACCGGCAAGCCGCGCTTTGACTTCGTGAAGTTCTACGAAATGGCTCCGAGCAAGGTTTTTGCCATCTGCCTCGGCACCGAAGAACCGCAACCGGAGGAGCTGGCCAGCGGACGCTATCTGTGCGGGCTGGAAGCTTTGCGCCGGCCGACCGGGACCTTCAACTTCCCGTGGGACGCCGCCTTCCACGGCCAGAAGTCGGCCGACGTGGATCTCATCAAGGGCCAAGTGCCGCTGGCGCAGGACGCCTTGGTGCAGGCCGGCGTGCCGACACAATACTATCCCATGCGCCACTGGAGCGATGCGGACGTGTGGAACTACCTTGAGGCCGAGGGCGTGCCGAACGACGAGACCCGCTACGAGAAGTCAGACGGCGTGTGGCAGCACCGGAAGGACAAATCGGCGAACTCGGACTACTACCCCGTGTGCTGGCGCTGTATCAACCGCCACCTCGGCGACACGGTCTGGTGCCCGAAGAACTCATGCGAGACGAACAACATCAGCCATCTGGCACCCTACATCGACCTGCAGAGCGAGGCGCAGGGCTTCCGCCCGACATGGAGCGATTCGACTGTCAACGGTGTGGCGCATGCTGCAGTCACAAGTGGAGCTGGCCAGTCCTGCGACGAGACCGATCTGACGCCGCTGGCATCCCGCAATGGATGCTGCGCACCGACTACCCACTGATGAAGACAACGAACAACCGATGCGTGGCGCTGACCGGCAAGGTCGGCTGCGGCGTGTCGTGCTCAATCTACAACCACCGGCCGGCAGCCTGCCGCGCTTTCGTGCCGGGTTCACAACTGTGCGTCGAAGCACGGGCAGCGGCGGGAATCTTGGAGGAATAAAAACTATGTTTGCTTACAACCCAACCGTAAATGATGAGAGCGGAGCGATCCGCGGACAGGGAATTGTCAACTCGGCGCAGATGAATGCGCAGGCGAAGATGAAGCTGGCGGATGATATCGGCTCGGCCCTAGTCAGTGTGGCAGGAGCCTTTGGGGAAGCCGGCGAGCTGGCCCAGCAGGGAGACTCTGCCTACGAAGCGCTGGGCGCCATCGGCGAGATGTATCCTGGCATGAAGAGTACCTACGGCGCCCTCGGCAAGATGGACCCGCGGACCCGCCGGATGGCCTCGATGAGCATCCTCGACAACCTCGGGGCGGTTTCACAGATGGGAATTGCTGGGATGCGCGAGCAGATGGCCCCCGTCATGCAGGCCCAGCGCGTCACTGACCAGCGCGACATCATGTACGAGCGCGAGCAACTGGCCCGCGAGCGGCAGGCGATGAGCACGCCACCAGCGCCCGCCGCCGTCACCGTTCCTCCCGCCATGCGCCGCTTTGGACCCTAATCAATTATGAGCAGCCCACGAAAACTTCCACCCAGGGTTGAGCCTGGCTTGCCGGGCGGCCCTGTGGCCGATCCCAACGCTTTTCTCGACCCCAACGAAGAGCCGGTGCCGCCAGAGGTGCTTAACGGCCCAGTGCCCGGCCAGGACAGTCGCTTTTACAACGACATGTACAACGACTCCGGCAACGCGCCGCAGGAGGTCGTGGATGACGTGCTGCCGGAAGTTCGCCGCGCCGAACCCGCGCCGCGGGAAGTGACGTCGTCCACCATGGACTTATCGTTCATCAACAAGCTCAACGACCCCAACCTGACGCAAGAGCAGGCCGCGGCGGAATACAACAAGCTGCCGCCGGCGCTGCGCTATGTCTATGACCGTGTGGCGGACTTCTCGTACAACAACGCAGACACACAGACACCCGCGCAGCTTGATCCGCGGGATGCTAACCGATGGCTGGATGAGTTTTATCAGACGCAGGACCGGATTGCGCTGCAGCAACAGGGGCCGCAGGCCCAAAGCCTGCAGAAGTTGCAGGCTGAAAAGGCGCAAAAGACGGTGGAGATGTCGAACGACATTCTTTCAATTATGGACCGCCTGCGCGGGTTCAAGAAAGGTGAAGAGGGTTCCGAAAAAAAGACGCCGAAGTATTTTGGGCGCGTTGGAACCTTTGACAGCCTTTTGCCAGCAGCGACCAGCGGAGATAGGGCCGGCTGGTATATCGACCACAAGACTTTGGAGGACACGCTTGCATTGGCCGAAGCTCAAGCAAACCGAGGCCAGGGCAACTTCACCGAAACAGAGCGGCTTATGCTTCGCTCTGCTGCGACGGGCGGCCTCAACTACGGCCGCGATGATGCGTCCTATGCTCAGATCTTTGAGGGCATGTACGACATGTTCAAGAACAAGGCAGAGGAACAAAAGGCAATCGCAAGCCCCGCCCAAAGCGCCCCCGCAGCGGCTGCGCCACAAACCAAAAAGGTCGGCAATCAAACCTGGGTCAGAACTCCTGACGGATGGCTACCGCAGCGATAACACGCCCACTCACTGACGAGGAGATGAACGCCCTCGAGCAGCAGGCGCAGGCATCAGAGTCATTCTGGGGCACTGTGGCCGGCGTGCCGCGCGAGGAGCCGCTCTCGGACGCGCAGGTGGAGTCCGCGGAAATGCGCAGCGGCACCGGCACGGCGCTGCAGCAGACATCATTTGGCCGGGCGACCGATCCCGCGGCGCCGCAGCTACCGGAGCAGGAGCAGCGTCCGCTCTCGGACTGGGAGATGGAGGAGTTGGAAGACCAGACGGTGCGCGACCCGTCTTATATCCCGACGTTCAACGAGTGGGATTCTTGGGATCAAAAGCGGGCGGCGCGGTCCAACGCGGTGAATGGCTTTTTCCAAGGCGCCGGGTCGATTGCCAGCGCGTTGGGCGGCGTGGTTTGGAGTCTGGGCAAGCTGCCTGGTGACTTCGTGTTCCGCGGGTTTGGGCCGGCGTACGACACGATGGTGCATAGCTTGGCCGAGGGCGCGCGGCGATCGGGCGTGGGGCTGGCTGAGATTATTAATTACGCGGGCGATGTCTACGCGGACAGCAGCAGCGACATCCGCCGTAGCGCGGCGATCAATGACAAAATCCGGCAGCAGCTCGCCGCGGAGAACAAATTCACCGGCAACGCGCAGCAGGATGAGGCAATCCTTGAGCAGGCGATCAACGAGGCGCGCGCGGCGGGCCTTTATGGCAAGACGCCGGAGGAGACTGCTGCGCAGGCGCAGGAGGATCGCAAGACGGCGTACGACCGCTTCGTTCGCAACCGGGCGCTGGAGCAGGAGTTTCTCGGCATCGGCAATTTTACGATGGGCAACGATCCCATCGAGACGGGACGCATTTTCGGCCCCAAGACGGTCGGCGGGCAGCCGTCGCAGATCACCGCGGAGTCGGTGACGAAGCGGGCTTACGGCATCGATGACTCGAAGGTGGACGAGGGGCTGGCAACTTTCGGCATGCTGGCGCTGGACCCGTTGGCCATTTTGCCGATGGGCGCGGGCGGGCTTTCCAAGTTGCGCGCGCTGCGGCGCATCTCCATTCTCGCCGACAAGCCGCTGGGTGGCGTGGCCAAGAGCGCGGGCTGGGCGGCGACCAAAGCCGAGAACCTCCAAGACCGGCTGATGCGCGCCGGCCTGACGAGCGACCGTCTGGCTAAGGCTTCCTTCGGTGTGGCGGTTGGTTCCGGCGCGCTGGGATTTTCGCAGAACAATGACGTAGCCAAGGGCATTGCCTTGGCCGCCGCGGTGCTGCCGGCGGTGCGCAAAAGCGGCGGCATCCTGCGCGGCGTGGAGTCTGCAGCGCAGTCGGGCCAGATGGTCGTGAAGGAGATGGGCGTGGGCGGCGTGGGCGTATTTCGCGCGGACTCGGCGTCTAGGCTGGCGGACGATGCGGCGATCCCAGGCCGCTACCGCGAGGCGATGCGTGGATTCTTTTCGGGACCGGAAAGCTCGCTGAAGCGGGCTTCGCAGAACGAGGGCATGTCGCTGCGGGCGCGCAGGACATTGGGCGCGCTCGACAACACAGGCGTGACGCAGGCGTTCCGCTTGGCCGATGACGCCGTGTCCGGCGGACTAGCAGGCGCCGCGGTGGCCTCGCCGTTTGCTTTGATTGCGCCGGAGGACCAGCAGTCGCAGATTTTTGGCGCCATCGCCACAATGGGCGCCGCGGGCGGATTGATCGGCGGACCCTTGGCGCGTCGCACGCAGATGATCGACGCGGACATCGCGCGCATGCTGGCCGACGTGGACGCGGCGGGCGGTGACGCAGCCTACTTCTCCCAACTGCCGCACGAAACGCTGGCCCGCTACGCTGCCATGCAGGGCGTGGTGTCTACTAAAGTGGACTGGGTGCCGCTGTCGGCGCAGGACTACGCAGCCAACCTCGCCATGCCGGCGGCTAGTCGTGAGACGACCAAGGGACTTTTTGTCGATGCCTCGGACGGCAATCGGCCGCGCGTCTTTCTCGACATCGATCAGCTCGCCTCGGGCGATGTGGCCGGCCACGAAATCGGGCACGCCATCCTCAAGAGCGACATCCTGGGCGGTGAGATCAAAAACAACATGCGCAACCAGGTCAACGTGCAGTATGGCCAAGACGGTGTGCAGGCCCGCGGGCGCGAGTATTTGGCCAGCATCATGGCGCGCGAAGTCGAGGCGGGCGTGACCGGCCTCAAGCCGGAGGTGCTGACCGATGCGGAGATGCGGCGGGTGGCCAATGGCGCTTCGCCGGAAGACATCGTGCGGGCGCGCTGGGAAGATCCGCAGATGCGGCAGCGCATGATCGACGAGCGCATCGAGGACAAGAATCAGCGCGATCTCGCCGAGGGCAACATGGAGTGGGACTGGGCGCGGGACGAGATCGCCGCGGAGACATTCTCCGGGTTGTCGGGAGGTATCGACTTCCGACGCATGCGCGAGGGCGGGCCGCTCGCCGGTATGCTCGGTGCGGCCAGCGGACTCTTTGACATGATGGGCGCGAAGTTCCGCGGCAACGGCCGGCTGGAAACGCCGAACCGTGTTTTCGAGGAGAACCCGCTGTTTGACACGCCAGAGATGCGCCGAGCGGTGACCAACTATACGAAACAATTTGAGCGCTACCTGGTCGGCATGGAGCGCGACTCGGCGCCGAAAAAGCGCGGCACGAAGGTTGCGCCGACCGGCAAGGCCAGCGAGGCGGCGCGCAGTCCGCATAACCGCGTCTATCAAAACGGAGCGGTGGTGGAGAACGACATTTTTATCTTGGACGCGAACGGCAACCCGATGCCGAAGTCGCAGCAGCAGGTCAACACGCAGGAGAAGGCACGGGCGGCAACACTCAAGTCGATCAACACGCGCACACGCCTGGTGCCGGTGCATAGCGCCGAGTGGGGCGCGCGCAAGGTGGGCAACCGCGTGGAAGTCGGCGGGCCGAATCTGCCGCTACAGTTTGACAACTTCGTGCAGGTGCCGCAGTGGCTGCGGACCAAGGCGCGCGAGTTTGAAGCGGGGCGCCGCACCGGGCAAAGCTACCGCGTTTCGTACAACGCCATCGGCACCGGAGCGAGCGGCAGTTACAAGGTGAGCAACCTGGGCAACGTCGAGGCGATCACCCGCGAGGTGGTGCCCTTCGGATGGCAGCTCTCGGACAAGAACCACCTGCTGGCCAAGGTCATCGATCTTGATGCCTTCCGCGCCGCGGCGATCCGCGCGGTGGACCGCGGAGAGTTGCCGGAGTTCAACAACAACGTGAAAGACGTCGAAGCCGGCCTCAAGGTGCTGCTCAAGAATCACGAAGACGGACTGCCCGGCGAGACTAACCTCGGAGCGCAGAAAAAGAACCTGCTCAATGGACTGCTCGGCACTGGCACGCCCACGCAGAAGGCAGCCAATCCGCTCTACGGCGATCTGAACCCCAAGGGCAGTATCCGCACGTTCCGCTTCGACCGGCTCAACTACGCCGATCCCTTTGGCACCGGCTACTTCCCGCACTACCACAAGATCAACACCAACGCCCTGCCGCGCGAGGTGGGTGTGATGTCGCTTGACGAGTGGCGCCAATTCGACGCTGACCGCAAGAGCGCTTACTTGAACCAGCAGGCCGCGCGCCGCGGCTACAGCAACGCAACCAACTGGCAGGGCGCCGACCCGCAGGGATTCCAAGCGGCAGACGCACAGTATCGACAGGAGTTCCCAACGGAAAGCATGCCCCAGCAGATCCCGCGGGAGGCTCAGGGGATGCCGGATGCCGTTGATGCGCTCACCACCGACCAACTCCTACGCCAATACGAGGAGAACCAAGGATATCTTGGGCTATCCACCCTGGGCATGCGTGAGGGCCGTCCGGTGCGTGGCGGCGCAGCGCAGACCCGCGAACTGCTCCGGCGCAACGAGGCGATCAGCGCAGAGCTGGAGCGCCGCGGCGTTCGGTCTGAAGACCCGCAGTTGCAGCGGGCGTTGCAGAGGCGTGGGCAGGCGATGCCAGATGCCCTACCCGCAGACGCACCACCGTTCTACATGAAGAGCACCCAAGTGCTCGACTCCAAGATCCAAGGCAAGGCCGCCACGGTTGACCAAGTGCGAGCCATCCTGACCAACCCGCAGAACGGCATCAAAGCCGAGGAGCTGAAGTGGACCGGAGCACTGCAGGCGGCTGAGAGGCTGGCCAAAGAGAACAATGGGAAGGTGCCGAAGGAGGCGCTGCTGCGGTATCTGCAGGAGGATGGGGCGGTGAGGTTGGAGGAGGTGCGGATGCGTGACGTATCTGAAATAGATGTGCCTGCGCAATGGGAGCAGCAGCGACAAGAGGAAATCTTGCGCGCGCGCGCCGAAGAGTATGCGCGCCAACAAGGCAGATCGGCAGATGATGTCTATGACGAAATAATTCGCGACGCCGCAGAGCTATCTGAAACCATGAACGAAGCTCGCATTGAATGGCTTGATAGCGTCAAAGAGCCGCCAACGAAGTTCGGCCAATATCAGCTCCCCGGCGGCGAGAACTATCGGGAGGTGGTGCTGGCGATGCCGGACCCGAAGCGAGAGCTTGCATTGCTGGAGGCCGAATACAAAGAGATTAACTCCGGTCAGCGTGGGCCAATCACGCGCGAAATGACCGATAGGCTCACACAGCTTAATATGCGCAAGAACCAATTAGAGGACGCTGCGTTCAACGCTTACACGTCTAGGCATTTCGACACCCCCAACTACGTTGCCCACATGCGTCTCAACGAGCGCCTAGATGCAGACGGAAGAAGTGGGCTTTTTATTGAAGAACTTCAGAGCGACCGGCATCAGCAAGGGCGCGAAAGCGGATACCGAGAGGACGCCACAGATATTGCGACTCAGGAAGAAATCACCAGATTTTACAGCGGAAGAGGTGACATGCCAGAGGCGGAATGGAAAGAGCTTGTCCGTCGCGTTAAGAATGAATCGTTACGCCGCCAAGGCATCCCAGACGCCCCCTTCCGCAAAGACTGGCCGCTGCAAATGTTCAAGCGCGCCCTCGCTGATGCCGTTGGAAACGGCAAGGAGTGGATTGGGTGGACTGATGGCGTGACCCAAGTGGATCGCTACACGCAGGCGCTACGGCAGCGCGTTAAATCAATTGAGTGGACACGAGAAGATGGTCTGACCGTTGTTGACGTGAAGCCGCAGCAGGGCAAACGCATTTACCTTCCGGTCAAAGACGGCAAGATCTATCGCACGGCTGATCAGCAGTCGCTGGTTGGCAAAGACCTTTCGGAGGTAATTGGCAAGGAAGCGGCCGCAAGGGTGAACGAAGCAGCATCCGGCAAACTTACCGGCGAGAACTTGACTATCGGCGGCGAAGGCATGAAGGGCTTCTACGACCAGATCCTTCCCAAGGAGATCAGCAAGTATGTGAAGCAGTGGGGTGCGCAGGTGGAGAAGTCGCGCATTGGCGAGCCGAAAAAGGGCACCGGCAAGCTAACCCGAGATGAGGTGAGCGAGGCTCGGCGTGAAGCCAAGCAACTTATCCGCGGCGACATCAGCGTAGAAGAGTTCAATGACAATTGGGGCACCCGCCTTACCGATGAGGACGTTCCCGGCAACGATCCATACCGTGAGCCGCGCGGAGTTGAAAACGTCTTAAATTTTGTCCGCGACCAGCGCAAACAAGAGGCTGGCGGCACCTTTGAGGCGTGGCGCGTCAACATCACCCCGCAGATGCGCGAGGGGATCAAGAAGGCTGGGCAGGCGCTGTTCGTTGGCGGGATGGCCGCGGTGGTCGCCGAGCAGGAAGAACAATAGCTCATCCGGCACGTCCAGAAGGAGACTAAGGGTCAGCTCCGGCTGGCCCTTTCTTTTTGCCAGACTCCGCGCCAGAGCGGCAATCGGACACAGCAAGGCGGGGCATTTTCAGTCCTCTGCTCTGCCAACTGAGCTACCTAGCCGAAGTCCCGCTTTCTCTGATGAACAGAGCAAAAGTTTTGATCTGGTGCAATCTGGTTTGATCTGGTTTGGCCTATTTTTTGTCAAACTACCCGCCAGATTTTGCCAGACACCTTGGCAGGGTTTGACGCCCGTGCTATTGGTTCCGGCATGGACACCACGCACAAGATCACGGCGGCCGGTCTGACCGGCAAGCTCTACCAAACAACCGACTCGCCGCGGTGGCAGTTTGAGTTCCGGCATCCGCACACCAAGAAGCGACTTCGCATTTCCACCGGACTGCGCGACCTGACCATGGCCAAGGAGAAGGCCAAGGGCATCCTGGTCGATGCCGGACGCGAGGGTCTGGCGGCGCTGCAGGCACACCAGCAGCGAGCCACGTCGAAGTCGATTGGTGAGGCGATTGACCATTATTTGAAGGTGAGCAAGATCGGCAGCAAGCAGAGCAATGTCAATCGTCTGTTGCGGCTGCTGCGGGCCACGCTCGGCGGCACCAACGAGCAGGTGCGGGAAAAGCCACTAAGCGTGCTGACGCCGGCGCTGGTGGCCAAGTATCTCGCGGAGTGGAAGGGCAGCGTCTACACGCTGCGCGGCGTGCTGGTGTCGGCGCGGGCCGTGTTTTGTCATGCGCTGGACTGGGAGGGCTTTCCGTTACCGGAGTCGCTGGAGAAGTTTGCCAAGACGACCAAGGGCATGCGGGCGCCCTCGCCTACCTTTGAGCGGATCTCGCCGGCGATACTTAGCAACATGGATAATGCCAGCAAGCAGCGTTCCCCATCGATCCGGCGGGCGTTCCTGCTGACGCGCTACCTGGGCATGACGCCCAAGGAGTGCTGGCTTTGCCGGCGGGAGTGGATTGAGCAGCGCAACGGCAAGTTCGTCATGGTCATCATCGAGCGTGACGGTGTGACGCTCAAGACCGGCAGCAAGCGGGGCCGCGCCATGTCCATTCCCGAATGGATGGCCGCGGAGCTGCTCACCGCGGAGGATTACATGGTGGAGGGCAAGACGATTGGGCGCCGGAAGTTTTTCATGGAGCGGATCTTCAACGCCTTCGTCCGGGAGTTCCTGCCGGATCGGCGGACGGCAGCGTACGAGCTGCGGAGGCAGGCCGGCTCGGATATCTTGAACGCGACCGGCAAGATCAGCGTGGCGCAGCACATGCTTGGCCATAGTTCCCCGACCACGACCTCGACTTGGTATGCCGTGTACGACCGCGAGGTGGATATCGCGGCGGTCTGGGATCAGCAGTAAGCCGCCTCAATGCGGCAAATATGCTCCTCAATCCCCGCAACCTCCTCGGCGAATGGCAGCACATCAAGGTCCGCGCAGGCATGCCGGATCTGGTCCGCGCAGACGCACTGCCGGCGCATCATGGCCAACAGCTCCGGTGAGTCAAAGCGGCGGCCGGCGATGCGGATGCCGTCCCATGGGAACGTGCCGGTGGCGAGGTAGTCGTGGCGGGTCATAGCTGCGGCCGGTGCTGCTGCGTGGCGCTCCACCAGTGGACATAGCGCGGGATGCGGAACAGCAGGTGCTTGGGGACGGCGTAGCCCTCGTAACTGGTATAAGTGTCCTCGACCAAGGCGTCCTGCGGCACTTGGCACTGGACCCGCACGTCATGCCGCCACGCGCCGTCCGCGTCGGCCTCAACCGGGATGGTCAGCGGCGTGAGGCCCATGTACTCGCCGTTGAGAAAGACCACGGCGCCGAGCGGCTGGCTGGCGATCTTCATGGGGACGATGCGGGCGGTTGGCCGGCGGATGTCTGGCTCGACGGTGGTGCAGGCGGTGAGGACCGCCGCCAAGGCCAGAGGAGCGGCGTGTCTGGCGATGGCGGCGGTCATTGGGCAGCCTCCAAGGGCAGCGCAAGCTGCGGGTCAGCAGCTTCCTTGCGGGCAAGCTGTACCATGTGGGCGTGGTGGATGACCAGCTCGGTCAGCTTGAGCGCCGCGGCGATGTCGTAGTCGTGCTGCGCGTTGAATGTCGCGGCGGACTGGGCGATGGTGTGGAGGTTCATGTTAGCCGCAGCTCCATTCGCAGTTGCCGTTGTCGATGCGGTTGACGAGTGCGGCGCTATCCAAGCCTACTTCGCGCAGATTGTTGGCGCGCCACCTTGCGACTTCTTTGGCCTCGCCCAGCGTGTAGCCCAAGGCAAGGCCGTCTTCATTGCCATCCGCCGGCGTGTAGATATAGAACGCGCGGTCTTCCTTGCTGTCTTGTGTGGTGTGTGTTGTCATCTGTAAGCACCATATCGCATCTGTAGGCATCTGCAAGCATTATTTGCACCTTTTTTGCAAATAGTTACTTCTCTCTGTAAATCAGCGACTTACTCGAGGGCTTTTTCCAGCTTGGCGGCCATCCCGCCGACGTTGCGCAGGATCATTGACCGGAACTGCTCGGTCATCGGGCCGCCGAAGGCATCCTCTAAGTCCATATAGAACTCGAGGGCCACGCCGGTGTATTTGGCCGCGGTGAGGTGCGCGGCCGGCGCCCTGCGCTGCAGGCGGGCATGCACCTGGTCGCTGATGTTGGCGAAGACGGACCGGCGTGAGCCGACAAGCCGCTTCGGTTTCTTTGTGGTGTTCATAACGCCAACACATTCCAACGGATGCCAACGGCTGTCAACTGGGGTCAATTGCTACCACCGGAAAAATAATGCTTGCGTCTGTGGGCATGTGTGGGCATGTTTAGCGAAATCGATGCCCGCCCACCACGACATCGCCCTCACCTGACCCGCGCAATGTCGTGCCCTGCGTGCCTACACATGCCTACAGATTTTATGACAGACACACCACACCTGCTCACGATCCGCGATGCGGCTTCGGCCCTGCGCGTGAGCTACGCCACGGCCCGCAAATGGGTCATCGACGGCCGGCTGCCGAGCATTGCCTTCGGGCAACGCACGCGCCGGATACCTGCCATGCAACTCGCCAAGTTCATCTCGGCGAACACGACGGGAGGAAACTAAATGAGCGCGCTCGAAGTTCTCTCCTACCTGACAGACACCACGTTCACCACGGTTGTCTTGCTGACCATCGGCACGTTCGCCGCGTTGCAATTCATCAACCGGATCGGAGGCGCCAAGTGATCGACCTCAACATCGACCGTCCGTATCACCCGGAAGCGCTGTGCGAATGCGGTGACCCCGAATGCCCCGGACCCGCGGACGCCGTCATTCCGGTGGTTGAAGCGTTGGCTGCCACGCTGCCGCAGTTGCAGTCGCCGATGCTCAAGCTGATCAAAGAGCGCAACGAGGCGCGCCGCTTGTGCGAACTACTCGCCGGCTCCTTCCCCGACATCGCCACGTTGACCAACAAGAAGGCCATCGATGCGGCGAACGAGGAGATGCACCAGGCATTGTGGGCTTACTGCAAGACTAAGAAGGACTGGGATAAGCGCAGCTACCAGCTCGGAGGTGCGGAATGAGCCAGCCAGCCCGCATCCCGAATCGCTTTGCCATGGAGCGCACCGGCGCCAAGCGCAAGGTCACTAAGAACGCGCTGATGGATCGCCCCGCGACGCGCAAAGACTCCGGCACCAAGGACACCGCCTTCCGCGGGCGCCGCAAGGCCAAGCGGGTGCGTGCGCGCAAGGCGCAGCGTCAAGCGAGGAGGGTACAACGATGAGCAGCGACAAAGACCCGATCGCGTCAGCGATGATGTTTAGCGCCCGGATGACTTTAGACCTCGTCTGGGCGCTGAGTTGGTGGACTGCCATCAACCAGGGAGCATTCAAAGAGTTCTGCAAGGAACTTGAAGCGCGCCGCAAGCTAAACCCGGCGCTGGACGCTTGTGCCAAGGAGGCTGGCTTATGAGCTACGAACTCGGAGACCCGGACGACCGTTGCTGCGATGAGGGCCGCGAGGCGGACATCGAGGCGCGTGATGCGGAGGACTGCAGCAAGGCGTACGGCGTGCCGCACGACCCCTACGCGCCTCGCACGCCGGAGGAAGACGCCGAGTGGGAAGCGGATAAGCGCGCGGAGTACGAGGCCGACCGCTGCTGCGGACACCACTGGGGCAACATTTAAGGAGCAACAATGTGGATACTACCAAAGCAATTACACACGTCAGCCTTTGTGCCGGATACGGAGGCATTGATCTCGGACTTAAACGAGCAATCCCAAGCCTGCGCACAATCGCTTTTAGTGAGATCGAAAGTTTCGCCTGCGCGAACTTGGTCTCTAAAATGGAAGCGGGACTCTTGGACCCAGCTCCTATCTGGACGGATCTTAAAACCTTCCCATGGTCCGAGTTTCACGGCCGCGTGGACATCCTCAGTGGCGGCTATCCGTGCCAGCCATTCAGCGCAGCCGGCAAGCGACTCGGCGCCGAAGACCCAAGACACCTCTGGCCGTTTATCGCAGCCGGAATTGCTCTCATGCGACCAGGTGCCTGCTTTTTTGAAAACGTCGAAGGACATTGCAGCCTTGGGCTTCCCGACGTGCTGCAAGACTTGGCAGGAATGGGTTACCGAACGACGTGGGGCATATTCTCAGCGTCTGAAGTCGGCGCAGTCCATCAGCGTAAGCGGGTCTTCATCTTGGCCCACCGCCAATGCGAGGGACTGGAAAGATTCCATTACTGGGACACACCCGCCTTCCCGTCCGAAGATTGGCGAACAAACGCTTGGACAAGCTGTCAGCGTGATGCATGGCCAAGCCGCCCGGGCCAGCAGCAATACGAATGGGAACCGCCAAGAGTCGTGGCCGACGCCCGACACTCAAACGGGTCCGCATGGCGCCAGAGGAGTTTCCAGCAATCCGAATCACCAATCAGCAAAGTCTTTGGAAGCGACGGCGAGACAATGGGCGACACCACAAGCCCACGATGCCCAAGGTCCGAAGACACCGGAGCAGATTGCGGCGATGAGAGCCAAGGGCCATGGCGTGAAGAATCTGAACGAGATGGTTTCTTGGGCAACGCCCCAAGCGAAAGACCACAAGAGCGGTCATCGAGATCCGACCATAGTTCAATACAAGCAACTGAATGTGGAGGTGGAAGCGAGAGCGACCGGCAAGCTCAACCCTCGCTGGGTCGAGACGCTGATGGGCTTACCCATCGGCTGGACCATGCCGTCCTGCACATCTCCACAGACAATCGCACCGATGAGCTGCGACTCCTCGGCAATGGAGTCGTGCCTGCCACCGCAGAGCGAGCTTTCCGAGTTCTCGTTGGCGAGCTGATGGAGGAAGCACCATGACCACCCACGACATCGACCTCGTCACACAATGGCTCGCCGCGCGGGACAACGAGAAGTCCGGCGCCAAGGTGTATCACGGCGAGCGGCCGTGTTTGCCGGCGGCTGCCATGTTGGCGGTGGCCGAGAGGATCTGGAGGAAGCGCAAGTGATCCGCGCGCTCGCCATGCTTGCCGCCTGCAGCCTCTTTGCAGGCTGCTCCTTGGCGTCTTGGCGGGCCACCGCACCGCATAACACGCCGGCGAGCTGGGAGTTTAACTCCAAGATGGAAGGCTGGTACGCGCTGCGGGACGGCTGGATGCGGCTGCGGGCGCCGAAGGGATTTGAGTGGGATGATTTGACGCAATCTTACAGGGAGAGATTGAGATGAAGGCCGCGGCACCGGACAAGCTCTGCGCCTGGCAGGTCGAGGACGACATCTGGCACGTCCAGAGCCGTGACCCGTGGCTCTCCGGCGTGCTCTTGGACATGGGCATGAAGCGGATCGCGCGGGCCGTCAAGGGTGGGCATTTGCATATCTTTGAGACGGACCAGGGCATTGCGCCATTGCGGCCACTGATGCGGAGGCATCGAGGGAGGATTTTGCGGTGATCGCCTTGGTCGAAAATAATCCGCGGGCGCTTCAGAGTAATTCTGCGGCGGTTTCAAGGCGCTTCTCTGATGGAAATGTGCCGCTAAATGGGCAGCGGATGGGCGAAACAACGTACAGCAAATACTTCCGCCGCCTTGAAGACGCCGCCGCTTGGGTCAAGCAGACCCGCGGGCAACTCCACGGCGAGTTCGCCAGACACTAATATGGGAAGACCTAAAACACGCAGCAAACCACGCGGCACCGCCAAGTCAACCAAACTGGTTGAGGTTGAGGATGGCCGCACTATCGTCAGCGTCCAAGGCCACACCGGCGAAGACGTGCCTCCGGGCAAGGTCGCTGAAATCCTCGCCGCGCATGTTGGCGGCATGCCGGCCACACGCATCGCTCGAGCGTTCAACACATCGTTCCACACGATCATCGCGCTGATCCGCAACCGGCCCGAGGCGCTTGAGAAGGCGCGACAGACGGCGGCCAACAATTGGAAGACGCTCGCAGCTGTCGGCACCGCGGAACTGCTTGATCGTGTGCCGGATATGAAGGACCACGGCCTCGTCATCATGTCGGCGGTGGCAAGCGAGAAGGCAGAGCTGTTGAGCGGCGGCGCAACGCAGCGTGTTGAGCACGTGATGGCTCCGGCGGCTGACGCTTGGCAGGACTTCGTGTCAGGGCTGCGGAAGAGCGACCAGGTGATTGACGTGGCGTTTGAACCGGTCGGCGCAGTGTCGGCCGAGGCGCAAAAGGCTGCTGCCCTGCCGGCTGCTGCTATTGAGATTGAGACTGAGCCGCTTCAATAATATGCGAGCTGATTCTACCGCAGATTGCGCCTTATTGAGACAACAGTGTCCGTCTCATCATAACAGCAGAATCCAATCAAAGTCATGTATAATTGAATTGATAATGAGACGGGGTACCAGCGGAGGGGGCGGTAAGACGTTTTCATTTTTTCATAACCCCGCCACCGGTAAGGACTTGCGAAATTTTGGATAAAACACTATGACACTCATCGCCGAAGACTCGCCCGAATACCTCTTTAATGTCAAGGAGGTTACGGTTCCGAAGCAACCTGTCGATTACAACGCGCTAGGCAACGACGGCAGCCTTGAGGAGATCTGTTTACTGAAGGCCGCCAGAGAGCGCGGCTTTGTCACTTGGATGCCAATCGGCCATAGCCAGAAAGCGGATGCGATTATCTGGATGCCGCCGCACAAGCCGCTGACGGTGCAGGTTAAGAAGGCTCAGTGGAACAAGAATACTTGGCGCGTGGTTGTTGGCGCTGCTCGGGGATCAAAAGACAGGCGCCGCGCTGCGGACGCAGGCAGGCCGACCGATAAATATCGCCTCTACCAGCCCGGAGATTTCGACATTTTGGCCGTCTATATCCCTCCGGCTGAGGCCTTCCGGTTTTGGCCCCTCGCCTCAATCGCTGGCCAGCACCAAGTGCAGGTCACCGACCTCTCAACCCTCAACAACTGGCACGTCATCGAAGACGCGCTGAAAGCCTAATTTATGATCAACGCCCTCATCGAAAAAGCAAAGTCAGCAATCGGTCAACCCGTCAGTCAACCCGCTCAGGTTGTCGCTGCGGAACCCACCAAGCCAACCCCCGAAGACATCCTTAAAGCCACCCCAGTCTCCGACCAGCAGCTCGCCGAAACAGTGGCCAAGCAGGTCGGCTACCAACCCGGCGAGGAGGTCACCGGCGCGGTCCTCCCCAAGAAGATCCCTAACGGCCGCCTCCTCTACGTTTCAGTGCCGGACTGGTCGGAGCCGGTGATCTGCTCGGTGCAAAACGCCGCGGACTGGTCGGCCGGCGAGCGCATCAAGTGTGTGTACGTCAAGGCGGACGCCGAGGGCCGCCTTGTCTTTGAGAACCGCGACGGCATCCGCCGCAACCGGTGGCGCCGATGAGCGTAGCTGCAGCCAACTACGCAGTGAACATCTGCAACCTGCAAGACGTGGCGGCCAAGATGGTCCTTACGGTGCTGGCTTGGCGCGCACCCAAAGAAACGCCCAACGAGGCCAGCATGACGGTTGCCATGCTGCAGGAGCGCTCTGGGCTAAAAAGTCGCAACGGCGTCAAGGATGCCCTGCGCCGGCTTATTGACGCCGGAGAAATCAAGGTGCTTCGAGCCGGTGGCCCTGGAACTGCCGCCAAGTATCAGCTTTTGCGCGTTGGTCAGCACCCCGAAGTGTCAGCATCTGACCGGTCAGCTACTGACCCATATGGGTCAAATGCTGACGCTTATGGGTCAAATGGCGACACTCATGGGTCAGTAGCTGACCCCTATAAGACTAGTAGACTTAATAAGACTATTAACACAAGCGCTGACGCGCCAGCTCCGGCGATTTCATCGCCTTCGCATCCTTCTTTCTCGGAAGTAGCGGCACCCAAACCAAAACGCGCCACCGCTCCCAAATTCGACCCAGCATCTATTCCGCTGCCTCATGGTTCCGGCCTCGCCCGCGCCTGGGCCGAGTTCGCCCAACACCGCCGCGAGCTGCGCGCCCCGCTCACGCCCACTGCGGCCAAGCGCATCATCGATGACCTCGCCGCCGTCAACGAAGCCGCCGCGGTCGAAGCCCTGCGCAAGTCGGTCAAGCACGGCTGGCGCGGCTGCTTCGTCGAAGCCCCGGCCAAGCCCGTGATCGTCGAGCTGCCACCCCAAGGCCGCCCCAAACAAACCGCCCTTGAGCGCAGCCTTGCCGAGATGCGCGAACAATTTGAGAAGGAGAACGCAGCGTGACGCAGCCAGCGCTATTTGCAGTTGAGGATGGCGAGCACTCGGCGGTGACCGAGGGTGGGGCAGCCGCTGTGCAGATTCACCCTGGCCCAAAAGGCGCAATTGTTGAAAAGCGTTTTGAAATTGCAGCTCTAGAGCGCGGCTACGAAGTTGCAGTCAACATTGGAGGCGGCAGAGATTTTGATCACATCATCCGCAAACCGCCGGGTCGGCCATTAGTAATTCAAGAGAAAACCGGCATTTGGACTCCTCGCCAAGGCGCCTACAAAATTTACAACACTGCTCGCAATAATAAGCCGTACTCACGGCACGCCTACGACGTGTTAGCGGCCTATCTGCCCGACCGCAAGCAGTGGCTTTTTTACACAAGATCTGAGTTTGCCAATCGGGTTAGCACGAACTACCAGCCGCAAGAATTCAGAAAAGTAGCCCGCATGGTTTCTCGCGGCGTGCATGGCGAGCTTATGGCCGACCGCGCCCCCGACAACTGGGAGCTTCTTGACCAGGTCGCGGCTACATATTCCCAAGAATCTTTGACCCATAGTACAGCCGATGTCCCATACCCTGCTTAATACTATTTAAATATTTATGAAACCCGCCAAAAGCACCAAAAAGGCGAGCGCCCGCAAGGCGCCGAAAACCAACTACCTCAACATCAACGTCGCCTACGTCCAAGAAATCGCCGACGAGGCAGTTGCCACGATCATGGCCCTGCGCGCCCTGGTCGAGCAGCTCGCCGCCGAGAAGCATAAGCGCCAATGAGCACCATGATCCCTGACTTGGTTGTCGGCGAGATCGGCTTCGGCAACAACTTTGGCGCCTACAACGAGCTAGCTCTGGAGGAGCGCGTCCGCGAGCTACTTAAGCGCAACAATCGGCTCAAGCGCGCCCTTGAGCGGTGCGCCGCGCTGTCGGAGGACGTGGCTCACGACAAGCATGAGGCGCTCCTCGAGGCTGCCCAGCCGCTATGAGCACGCCCTGCGAGCAGGCCCGCGCCATCGCATCCGCCCGCCGGTTCCTGCTTGATCTCTGCATCCCCGGCAAGATCAAGCGGGTTCCGCGGGAAGTCCGCCTTGAGGCCCGCTCCCGCGTCAAACACCTGCCGATGAGCTGGGATCTTGAGCGCATTGTGGAGGACGACCTCGCCATGGAGCAGATGGAGCAACTGGAAGAGCACTACCGAAAGCAATTCTGGGAGGAATGCAGCGTCAAGCGGGAGGCGTACGAGCTATGAGCGCTGGCAAAGGGGACAGCCCGCGGCCGGTCAACGGCGACCTCTACCGGCGCAACTACGAGGCGATCTTCTCACCGCCCTACCCTGCCTGGATCTGCCGCCCCTGCGGCGAGAAGCGCGGCCGCGGCATGTCTGCCGACCACGTCAGCACCTGGCACGAAGACACCTGCGGGGTCTGCGGCAAGGTTACCTCCTGCAGCGAACCACGGGACTTCGGGCACCTCAAAAAATGGCCAATAAAAAACCCTTGATCCGCATGCCAACAGTTGCCAACATATGCCTACAGCTTCCGGACGCCACACCGCAGCACTTAGAGGCGCCCAATGAACCCTGAACGCAAACGAATACTCCGAGAACAATGGCCACACATCGCCGAGGACATCATCGCCGTGGACGAAGCCGCCGACCGCTGGCTCAAGTGGCGCGCGGACCTGTATCGCCGGAAAAAGGAGAAGCGCAGTGAGCAGCGCCTTTGTCATAACGACTCAGCTCCTGCTGGTTGCGTTCATGATCGTGACCCTTCTGGCCCTGGGGAATGACGACGACCGCGGAGGACACGCCTAAATGAAACGCACCGTGCCCCAGTCGCCCGCCACCGAGCGCGCCGTCCTCGGCAGCCTCATGGCCGACCCGAACCTCGTTGACGAGGTCTCCGGTCTCCACGCCGATCTATTCTTCACGCCCGCGCACCGGCTGGTTTTTGAAACCATCACCGAAGTCCGCGCCTCCGGCGGCACGCCCAACGTCATCGCCGTGACCCAGCGCATCGATGCTGCGCACAAGCTAAATTCGGTCGGCGGTGCCGGTGCCCTTACCGAGATGCTCGGCAACTCCGCGGGCGGCCCCGCCGCAGTTGAGTACCACGCGCAAACATTGCGCGACCTCCACGCTCGCCGCCGGATCATTGACTCCGCAGTCGCCATGCAGGCCGCCGCCCAAGACATGGCAACCGACGCCGACAGCGTCCTCCAGCAATCCGGTGAAGCGGTCTTGAGCTTGTCCCTCACCACCGCCACCGACAGCATGCGCGCCCCGAGCGCCATCGTGCCGGGCCTCCTTGACGAGCTGGAAGCCCTCATGTCCGGCAACCGCAAGCTCGGCCTGCAGACCGGCATCAAGGACTTCGACCAAGTCACCGGCGGTCTCCGCGGAGGTCAGCTCACGATTGTCGCCGGCCGTCCCGCCATGGGTAAGAGCGCACTGATGTTGAATATGGCGGACAACATGGCACGCCGCGGCGTGCCCGTTGTTTATTTTTCGCTCGAGATGCCGGCCAACGAATTGGCCGCCCGCGTTGTCTTGAGCCGCGCTGAAACGAATACCGAGATCATCCGCAACGGCTTCCTCACCGCATCCATCAAGCACCGCATCATGGACGCCGCCACCCAGTTCGCCAGCGAGCCGCTGTACGTTGATGACCGCGGCGGCCTTACGCTGCTCGACATCCGCGGCCGCGCGCGCTTGGCCGTCCGCCGCTGGAACGTCAAATGCATCTTCGTTGATTACCTGCAGCTCGTCTCGCACAGCGGCGCCCAGTCCCGCGAAAACGAAGTCGGCTTTGTTTCGCGCGGATTGAAGGCGATGAGCATGGAGCTAGGCGTGCCGGTGGTCGCCGCCGCCCAGGTCAACCGCCAAGCGGAAAACCGCAGCGACAACCGCCCGAAACTTAGCGACCTCCGCGAGAGCGGCAGCATTGAGCAAGACGCCGACATCGTAGCCTTAGTCCATCGTCCTTGTTACTACGCGGTCGCCGACCAAGAACCCGACCCGCAGGACGCCGAGCTGATCGTTGCCAAGCACCGCGCCGGCCGCACTGGCACGCTCAACCTTACTTGGCGCCCAAGCCTCACCCGCTTTGAGGGCACCGCGCCGGTTGGCCGCTTGACTGACGGCGATGGCGCGGTCTACGCCCCGGATAAACAACTTTGGGAGGCGCTGAACGAATGATCAACTCCCGCCAGAAAGGTGCATGCTTTGAACGCGAAGTCGCCAAGGCATTGACCGCCGAAGGATTTCCGGCCAAGCGGGGCGCGCAGGTCAGCCAGGGACAATGGGGAATCTCTGCGCCTGACATTGTCGTGCCCTGCTTGCCCGGATGGCATTTCGAGTGCAAGCGCCACGGCCGCGCCCGCTTCGACTTGGATGCCGCCATCGCGCAGGCCCGCCGTGACGCCGGCACTGATCTGTGCGCCGTCATCCACCGCCGCGACCACAGCGAGATGCTTGTCACGCTTCCGTTCAATGAATTTTGTACGCTCATGCGTCACTCCGACTTTCCCATCCAACCAAAAACCCAACCAACCACATAACATGCCAAATAAAACCATAACCACGCCCGTGGGCATCGCCCGCTACGCCAGCCTCAATAAACCCGACACGAAGTTCGATGAAGTCGGCGTTTATAAAGTCAACCTCGAGATGTCTGCCGAGGAAGCCGAACCGTTCCTTAGCCAAGTCGAGTCCCTGCTCGCCGAGTTCGTTGCGCAGAAAAAGGCCGAGCTGAAGAAAGACAAATTGAAAATGCACGCCGCGCCGTGGGAAGACAACGACGGCCTCGTCCAACTCAAACTCAAAGTGAAGGCCATGGGTAAGGGCAAGGACGGCGAGATGTACAGCCGCGCGCCCAAGCTCTTCAACGCCGCGGGCGAACCCATCACCGACAACATCGGCGGCGGCAGCAAGATCAAAGTCGCGGTAGTTCCCTACTGCTGGTACACGGCGTCCCTCGGCGCCGGCGTCACGCTCCAGCCCAAGGCCGTGCAAGTTCTTGAGCTGGTCACCTGGGGCGATGGCGGCAGCGCCGTGTCCTACGGCTTCGACGTGTCCGAAGCCAAGCCCGAGTCGCGCAAGACCGGCACGGACGACGAAGAGATTAGCTGGTAATCGCCATGCCGACCAAAAACACCACACGCAAACCCAGCACCAAGGGCAAGGCGGCGAAAGCCGCCAAGCCCGCGGAGCCAGACCGCTTCACCGAGGACGGCCGCAAAATCGTCCGCCTCGAGAAGACCCGCGCCCACCAAAAGTATCCGCTGAAAGACGGCACCGACGTTCCGGGCGCCAGCACCATCGCCAAAATCGGCGAGGACAGCAGCGGCTTGATTCATTGGGCATGGAAGCTCGGCATGGAAGGTCAGGATTACCGCAAGGTCCGCGACAAGGCCGCCGACATCGGGACCATCGCGCACTTCCTCATTGAGTGCTTCCTGCACGGCCACGTTGCCGACCTATCTGAGTTCAGCCCCGCAGACGTTGAGAAGGCCACCATCGCCTTCAACAACTTCAAGCGCTGGTGGGACGAAGAAGGTCTCACCGTCATTGAGCCGGAAGTGCAGTTGGTCTCCGAGGAATACCTCTTCGGCGGCACCATCGACGCACCGTCCCGCGACCGTGACGGCAAGATCGTCCTCCTTGACTGGAAGACCAGCAAAGCAATTGTCGGAGCGCACAAGATCCAGTTGGCCGGCTACGAGCAGCTGTGGAACGAGAACCGCCCGGACATGAAGGTCCAACGTCGCGGCATCGTCCGCATCGGCAAGGAGTCGCCGGATGACTTCGAGGTGTCGTGGATCTTCTCCGCAGAACCCCTGTGGGAAAACTTCAAGGCCCGCCTCGCGCTGCACTACGCAAACCTTCGGCTCAAGAAGGCCGCCTAAATGAAACGCACCCGCCGGTTCGTTGTCCGAGAGCAGACCTTCGGTCTGGTCGTGGAGTTCTATTGTGGAACGCCACAGGCATCGGCGATCCGGCGGTGTGCGAACATCCTCCAGCTCGACCCCAAAGACCCCGACAACCAGCCCGACGACTCCGACGCCGCCTGGGCCATGTGCTGCGGAAGTCAAGCGGTCGTCTGGATCGAAGACGCCGCAGACACCGGCAGCCTCGTCCATGAGCTGTACCACGTTGTGCAGGATTTCTTGAAGCACATCACCAGCAGCGACGAGGAAACCGGCGCTTACTTGATTCAATACCTTTTTCGAGAAGCCATCAAAAAGAACAAACCATGAAAAAACCCGCAGGACTATACGCAAACATACACGCTAAAAAAGCCCGCATCGCCGCCGGAAGCGGTGAGAAGATGCGCAAGCCCGGGTCCGCCGGCGCTCCGACCGCCAAAGCCTTCCGCGCATCCGCCAAGACCGCCAAAGCGCGCCGATGACCTCTGGCGCCCTCATCGCCTTGGTCGGCTTGATCTACTTCACGGTCGCCATCGACCTCGGCCTCATCCAGCAACGCTACTGGCACGGCCTCATCTGGCTCGGCTACAGCATCGCGCAAATCGGGCTATGGAGGGTAACCACTTATGACTAAGCCCCGCGACATGTACGACCTGACGAGTCATCCGACCGACACGCCAGAGATCAAGGCCAAGCTCAAGCAGGCCATCAAACTTTTCAACGAAGTCGGCCGCGACCGCGCCAGCAACAATTTGCCCGCCCTCGCCGCCGCCTTCGCCGCGCGCAAGCGCAAATCCAAATGACTTTCAAGTTGCAGGCTCAAGCGGGTTCTCGCCGGCGTTCATGTGGTGTGACGCCGCGGACCATCTCCGGGATGCCCAGCTCCACCGAGCGAGACGAGTGGGGCGCCTGCACATTCTTTGTCTGGGCAGCATGGTTACACGGATGAGCGGCAGTGAAGCAGGGCTTCGACCCGCCACATCGATCTCGGGAGGCATCCACGGTTTATCCGCCTGCATGGAGCTACAATCCATGTCCCACTGGAGCCGCAAGATTGGCAACCCGCGTGCTGAAAAGGTGCTGCAGCACCGTCCCCGGCAAATTTTTCGCTGCGCACCCAGAAGCGTAAGGCATCACGAACGCCCGTTGCCGTGGAAGGCGTCACGGTTGCGTGATCCAAGCGCCGGATTCTGGCAAGACGTGCCCATGGGGCACGGGTCCGGCGGCAGCGAAAGCAACAGACAGGGAATGCTAACCCTCACTGGCTCCAATGTGCGCCTGGGCACTGAAATGCCGGTGGCCCTGTCTCGTTTTTTCATATGATCTCCTGGCCGCCCCACAACTTCCGCGTCGAGGTAGACGGCATCGGCACCTGCCGAGTCCTCTACGTTGTCGCACAGGGCGGCCTTGAGAACGATTACGTCACTGTCTGCCGCGAGAATGGCGGCCGGTGGCTGACCGCGCGCATCGACCAGCTCGCCTGCGCAGAGAATCCGACTTTGGACATTTTGGGCGCCGGCTCGGCATAAACAACATCGGCTCTGGGAGGGGCCGCGCGCCAACCAGCCGGCGCCCATTTATTTTTCGTGAACGAGCACCAGACGCGCTTCAAGCCCACACCGCACCCTGTCATGCAGGTCGATCTCGACTTGCTCGAAAAACTGGGCGCCGACGAAGGCTGGAAATACTTAAAAACGAGGGAAGAGCTGATCGCCCGCGAGGCATCAGACCCGTTCCGCCATGGCTACATCCCGCCGGTGTGGAAGCGCGCGTCCGAATTGCTGGAAAAGCACCGCGAGATCTTGGTGCTTGGAGGCAACCGCTCAGGAAAGACGGAGTGGGCGGCGAAGGAAGCTATCAAAATCATGTATTCCAAGCCGGGCGCCGTTGCGTGGCTGTTCCAGACCACCGCGCCAAACAGCATTGAGCTAATGCAGCCCCGCGTATGGAAATATATGCCTCCTGAGTGGAGGAGCGCCCGCAAGGGACAGGTCACAAACATCACCTACAGCGTCAAGGGTGGCTTTACCGAGGCAAAATTCGTTGCACCAAACCAATCGATCTGCATTTTCCGCAACTACGCTCAAGATCCAAGCACGCTGGAGGGCGGCGAAATCGATTTTGCCTGGGCGGACGAGCTGGTCCCGCTGGATGTCCTCGAAACGCTCCGGTTCCGCTTGGTGGACCGGAACGGCAAGCTCGCCGTGACATTCACGCCGGTGGAAGGCTGGTCGCCGACTGTGGCCGACTACTTATCTGGCGCCAAGACCGTCACCGATACGGACGCCGAGCTGCTGCCGCTCAAAAACGACAAAGGCGAGATCTCCGGCTACGACAAAGTGCCCATTGAGCAGATCAATCCGAAAGGTCGCCCGATCCTTTACTTCCACACCCAGTCAAATCCTTGGGCCGGCTGGTCGCGGATGAAGAAGGAGCTGCAGAGCGAGACCAAAGAAAAAATCCTTTGCCGCGCTTACGGCGTCCCGACCAAAGCCATCAGCGGCCGCTTCCCCTTGTTCAATCCCAAGGTCCACGTCATCCGCACCTCAGATGTCCCGCAAGGCACCCGCTACCATTGGGTCGATCCGGCGTCTGGCAAAAACTGGGCGATGATTTGGACTGTCCACGACACTGCCGGCCGTATCGTCGTCTACCGCGAGTGGCCCGACCAAACGTCCTACATCGAAGGCGTGGGCTACGCCGGCGAATGGGCGCTGCCGGATGGCAAGAAGCTCGACGGCAAGCCCGGACCCGCGCAGCAGGACTTCGGCTTCGGCCTCGAGCGCTACAAGGACGAGATCCTGCGCGTTGAGGCCGGCGAGGAAATCTTTGAAAGGTGGATGGATAGTCGCTACGGCAACGCCCGCACGCTAGGCAAGGAATCCCCGACGACCCTCATCGATGAGATGGCCGACCTCGGCATGCTCTTCACCGCAACACCCGGCGACAGCATCGATGAGGGCGTCAGCATGATCAATGACGCCCTGTCATACAACCCCGAGAAGCCGGTGGACTCCCGCAACCAGCCGAAGCTCTACATCTCGGAGAACTGCAAGAACCTCATTTACTGCCTGCAGACCTACACCGCAGCGGACGGGAAAAAAGGGGCGACAAAAGATTTTGTAGATTTGCTTCGTTACGTTTGCCTCTCCGATGCCATCAACGTCGAAGGCGACATCCTGCGCAGCCACGGAGGAGGCAGCTACTGATGACCATGTCGCCGCCATCCCCGCCTAGCCGCCTGCGCCCCGGACGCCGCGGCAGTGACATCCCACGCTGCGGCATCTGTGCCAAGCCGCTTCGTATCCAAGACATCCACGGCCACGACACCCACTACGGCCCCATCTGCCGGGAATGCGGCCCACACCTGCAGAACGCCATCCATGCCCTAGAGATTATCGTTATGCGCCGCGGCTAATTCGCCATTCGCAAACAGCAAACACCTTATGTTCACCAAAACCAAAACCATCCCCACTGACCTCTACACCGTCAGCGAAGACTTCGACCGCGAGGGCGCCCTCGCCTTCTCCCGCGACCAGGCGCCGCCCGCCTACCTCGCCGTCATGCTGGAGTTGCAGGACCGGATCGCTGACGCCAGCACCTTGGTCGCCACCATGGCCACCGCCAAAGAACCCGGCTACCTCGCCCACGCCGCCGGCCAGCTCAACGCCCTGCAGGAACTGTGGGACGCCTTGGAGATGCGCCGGGAGGCGGCGGCAAAAGTCCAGTAGGCGCATACAAATTGCGCAATAGTTCAAGCCACACGGCAAAATGTTGCCGTGCGGCAACACTACACCCGCTTAGTGTAGCGTGAAGCTGTCATTAAGCGACTTGTCGCTGCAAAAACACCGCACATTTTGTGACACAAAGTGCAATCACTTGTGCAGAACTATAGCCGATTCTATCCAGATGTCGCCGGAAGACATAAGCGGAGTATCGTTAAACAATACATTCTTGCAAAATAGTGCTGGACATTTGTCCAGTAGTGTGAGATAATAGACGTATCAAAGTGGAGTAGTGCCCTCATGGCACGCGAGGTTTGATCGGTCTGGCTGACGCACAGCCTGGTTCCTACTTGAGAGGGTTAAGCTCATGGCGACAGAGGAAGCGGCTCCGGCCGCAGAGGTGGATTTCGACGTTATGTCGATCAGCGAAGCGCTAGTCGGACTGGATCAACCAGCACCGGAAGCGGCTGATCAAAAGACCGACGCCGAAGAAGAAAAGCTCTCTGACAATGACGAGTCGGATGAATCCGAGGCTGAAAAGCCCGCGGAGGAGTCCGAAGATGAAGATGCCGAGGACGAAGAGTCCGAGGACGACGACGCTCTAGTGCCGCAAGAGAAGGTCCAGAAACGGATCGATAAACTGACGGCAAAACGCAAGGAAGCCGAGGAAAAGGCGCAGACGCTGGAGACAGAATACAGCGCGGCCAAGACCAAGCTCGCCGAACTAGAGGCGCAGGTCAACGAGGCCAGCCGCCCCGTCCTTCAGCCCTCCGCGGACAACCCGCTGGCTGATGTCGATACCCCGGAAGCGCTCGAGGCTAAGGTCAAAAGCGCGCAGGAAGTCCGCCGCTGGGCACTAAAGAACAGCGACGGCGCCACGGTAAAGCGTCCAGACGGCAGCGAGGTCTATGTAGACAGCGATGCCGTCAAAGAATATCTGCTCAAAGCAGACGACGTTCTAACCCTACACGCGCCCGCGCGCCAGCAATGGCTCGCCCAACGCCAGCCGGCCGTCGAGGCAGCCAAAAACCTGTTCCCCGACATCTTCACCAAAGGCACCGCGCTCAACACGGCCTACCAAGCGACCGTGAAGCAAGCGCCCGAGCTGCTCAAGCTGCCCCAAGTCGAATACTGGGTCGGCCTCGCCTTGTACGGCGAACAGCAGCTCATGCAAAAGCAAGAAGCCCAAAAGGCCAAAGCCAGCGCCGCCAAGAAAGTCTCGTCAGCAAAATCAGAAGTCAAACTTCCCACACCTGCATCCCCGGTTAGCGCAGCCAAATCTGCCACCAAGACAAGCAGCAAAGACGCTGCAAAACGACTCTACGAACGAGGCGACCGCCAATCGCTGGAAGCCTTCGCCGAGAGTCTTCTTAGCTAACCCAAAAACAGAAAGAACCAATCATCATGGCTACTGGATCAATTTTCCCAGTGACAGGTCAGCGTGAAGACCTGAGCGACGTTATCACTATCGTCGATGCAAAAAACACGCCCTTCGTAAGTGCGGCTCGAAAGGGCCAAGATATATCTAATGCGGCCGTTTACAGTTTTCAGGCCGACAAATATAACGACCCGTCATTCGACGGCGTCTTGAGCAACTCGGACGTTTCCACGTTCGACGATCCCTCCAAAAACCGCGCCCTCTTAAGCGCCCGCGGACAGATGTTCCGCCGTGCCGTTAAGGTGGACACCTTCGTCCAAGAGGCCAGCGACATCGCCGGTATCGGCCGCCGCAAACAGCTCGCCGTTGGCGTAAGCAAGGCTCTTTTGGAAACAAAAAGGGATATGGAGTCCGCCTTTTGCTCCGACCGCGAGTCCCAAGAGCAAAGCGGCGCCAATGCATATCGCACCCGCGGATTGTTTCGTTGGGTGGATACGGCAGCGCAAAGTGATTTGCCCGTGCCTTCGGCCTACCGCACTCCGACCGACAGCGTCAACACCGATGCCGCGCCGACTGAGTCTGCCGTGCAGACGCTCCTCCAGAGCATCTACTCGCAGACCGGCCAGATCGACGACATGGTGCTCCTCTGCGGTCCTTCGCTGAAGCGCTCCTTCACCGAATACACCCGCTTCAGCACCGGCGCTGCCGGCGCTGGCCTGTCCATCCGCACGTTCAACACCTCAGCTGACGCCAAGAAAATCGTGTCTGCTGTGAATGTGTTTGAGGGCGATTTCGGAGTGCTCCGGTTGCTCCCTAGCCTTTATTTGAGGCAGAACAACTCCAGCGCCACGGCGAAAAACTCGTCCGGCCTCGTGCTCAACATGGACCAGTGCGAAGTCCGCTTCGCCAAGCGTCCGGCCATGCGGGAGCTTCCCGACCTCGGCGGCGGCCCTCGCGCGCTGATCGATGCTATCGCTTCGGTCACCTGCTTGGCCCCGCAGTCCCAGGGCAAGTTCACCGCCGGTGTGGCGCTCGCAGCTTAATCATTAACCAAGGAACAAACTTAAAATGAAAGTCTACGAACTGCCCTACGAAAGCAAAGCGGCCTTTGGCTACACGCACAAGGTCATCCTCGACCACAACGACCTCACCGACACCGATGACGCCCAGACGATCAATTTGATCCCTGTCGTTGCCGGAACGGTTGTCAAAGCCGCAGCGACAAACCTGACCGCTGTGTTCGACAGCTCGGACGCTGCGACCATCACCACCACGGTGAAGATCGGTCACAACGACGCCGTTGCTGACGACGATGCGTTCATCGCGTCTCAGGAGTTGAACCCCAGCGGCACGGAAGTGTTCTACAAGGTCAACCCCTCTGCGACCCCGTTCGTGTTCACGGAAGGCACGGCAGCCTCGCCCAAGTATATCCAAGCGGCCTTCGCTTGCACTGGTAGCGACAGCCTTGCGGATCACAACGCCGGCGAACTGGAGATCCTCCTCCACATCGCCAACGTCAACGCGCTCTAAGTCAGACCAAGTCTTGAATCACCTGCGGCGTCTCCGGGCGCCGCAGCTTTCAGGATGGCCGACTCACTCTGGACCGGCATCGCCAACGACCTGGGCGATGAGATGGCCCACCTCGTCAAAGAGGAACTCCTTACAGGTTGGAACGTCAAGGCCGTCATGGCTGGCCTTGAGCAGCAGCGCATCGCGCAGGCCAACGAGCGCCTTGAGCAATGCGCCGTTGAAGGCATCGGCCAACACACCATGAGCATCGACGCCGATGTCTACTGGGCTTGGGAAAAAACCGAACCCGGCTGCTGGGCCGACAAAGGCTGGCGCGATGACTTCAAGAAGCGCCACCCCGAGACCGCCGTCCACTACACCCCGCGCCGCACCACGGTGCTTGTCCCTTAAATGATCAAAGCACCCGACCGCGACAAAATCTCCGAGATCCTCTCGGACATCGATGAAGCTGACGCCGATGGCAGCGGCTACGTCCAGCGAAAATTAAGGAACTGGAACACCAGATTTTGCATCTGGGCCGGCCAGACCGACGACGGTCGCAAACACCAAGAAGCCCTCGGCAAGCGCCCATTCCCATGGGACAAGTCCCTTGATTCTCGCGTTCGCTTGGCCGACACCATTTGCCGGGATCACATTGCGATGCTCACCAACGCCTTCTTCAAGGCGCGCGTCCAAGTCCAGCCGGTCGAGTCCATGGACATCGACAAGCGCAGCGCCGCAGAGTCCGTCCTTAAGTGGCTCCTCTTCCAGCACGTCTTGGATGACCTCCGGCGCGAAGTGCAGCTCGCCGCCAACTTCCGCGAGACCTACGGCCTCGCCGTCATGGCTGTTGATTGGATCAAGACCACCCGCACCGAGATCAAGAGCTTCAGCATGGAGGACGCCATGATGATGCTGCAGGAGTCGCAAGACCCCAACCTGCAAGCCCTCCTCGAAGTCGTCCTCGACCCGGAGCAAGAAGAACTCGCCGCCCAGCTCATGGGCGAAGTCATCCCAGAACTCGGCACCACCGCCAAAGTCCGCCAGTTCCGCGAGAAGGGCTTCGTCGAATGGGAGCAGCCCTACGTTTTTGAAAGCCGGCCCCAGTGGACCGCCCTAGAGCCTTGGGAGGACATCATCTTCCCCGCCCAGACCTACTCATTACAGCGTGCCGCGTTCGTTGCCCGACGCGAGCTAATGACCGAACCGGAGTTGCGCGAACGTGCCGCTGTTGAGGGCTGGGACGACAAATGGGTCGAGCAAGTCGTGGAGAAGAAAGGCGACATCCGCCGCATCTCGCTAAACCTCCACCGCAGCGACCAGTTCCTCTACGACCACCAGCGCGACATGATCGAGATCTGGCACGTCTACCGCAAGGAACACGACGACCGCACCAAAGCGATGCGCGTCACCCGCACCGTCCTCAGCTACCACGTTCCCGACCGCACCGCCGTCCACGACATCCTGCCCTACGCCCACGCGCTCTATCCCTTCGTCGAGCTGCCCCGCGAGCGCGCCTCGCGCCCCATCTTGGAATCCCGCGGCGTGCCGGAGATCGTCCAGACCGCCCAGGAAGAAGTCAAAATCCAACGCGACATGCGAGGCGACCGCGCCAGCATCGTCACCTTGCCGCCGCTCAAAACGCCCGCCGCGCGCGGCAAGATGGACCTTATCCTCGGCCCCGGCGTGCAGATCCCCGAGCGCCGTCCCGGCGAGATCTCTTGGATGAACCCGCCGCAACCCGACGCCGGCAGCATCGAAGTTGAGATGTCCATCCGCAACGACGTGGACAACTACTTCGGCCGCATCAGCGAAGCCGTCCCGCCGCAGCGCTACATGCTCCACACCCAAGAGCTGGTCGATTCGTGGCTGCTCGACATGAAGCTCTGCCTCGTCCAGACGCTCTCACTTTGTCAGCAGTATATGACGCCGGAAGAAGTTGCCCGCGTCACCGGCAACCCCAATCTCCCGCTCACTGCCAGCCCTAATGACATCCGCGGGCGTTTTGACGTGGTGTGTGATTTCGATGCAAGGCTGCTCGACAACGAGGCGCTCGGAAAAAAGCTGGATTACTTGGCGTCAGTTCTCACTCCGCTGGACTCCTTCGGAGTCATAGATCGAGTAGGTTTGGTAAAATATATGATGCAGGCAGTAGACCCAAATCTCGCCGGCATCCTCATCAAAGACATCGGCGCCGCGACCCAGGCCGAGCAAGAAGACGAGCAAGGAGCCTTCGCAAAAATCGCCGCAGGCACCGAACCGCCGCTCAAAGAAGGCGGCCAAAACGCCCAAGTCCGCCTGCAAACCTTGCAGCAAATCATCCAGTCCAACCCCGCCGTCCAGCAGCGCTACCAGCAAGACGAAATCTTCCGCTCGATGATCGACGCCCGCGCCCAATCTTTCACGTTCGCATTGCAGCAACAACAAAACGCCGTCATCGGCCGCACCGGCGCCCAGCCCGCGCTGCAAAAGCTCCAGCAAGACCAGCAACTCGGCATGCCCGCCAGTCCCATGGCCGCCGCCTGATTATTGCGAAATTAGAGAGTTTAGCCCATGCATCCCAACGTCTCAGTCAGAAACATCGCCGGTCTAAATATTCCCCAGCATAACGCCGTCGAGCTGAACTACGTCTCAACCACCAACAACCTCGCCACGGTGGTCTACAAGGAGGGCGCCCAGACAGTCGCCACGTTGACCTTCACCTACGTTGGCGGCACGCCGACAGCGAATGACGCCAAGATTGCCACCGTGACCCGCTCCTAATGGCCTTCGGATTCAATCCTTTTACCGGCAACTTCGACCTCACCGGAGGAGGCGATGCTGCGCCGTTCGCCGGACAGGTAGACGCCTACGCCGACCTCCCGCTGGATACCACCGCTGCGCTCAATAGTCGCTGGCTGGTGAAAAACAATTCCGGCACTTGGCCGTTTAGCACCTACAAGCAGGCCGGCATCTACATCCGGGTCAACACGGCGGGCGCCTCCCGCGACACCGACTACCAGTTTGTCGGCACGCTGCCCTCGGTGATGAACGACAGTGAGTTTCTCGTCTACGACGATACGGACGCGACCAAGAATCTGAAGTTCCAACTCTCCGGCATCGCCCCCGGCACCACCCGCACGATCACCATGCCGAATGCCAACGTGACCCTGCCGAACCAAGGGACTTCGACCACGGACTCACCGACCTTCCAAAAAATAACAATTTCTGGAGACGAAATAAACGGAACCGCTGGGGCTATTCATTATCGTGTTTCTTCTGAAGATCCAATCGGCAATCAAGCAATTCCGTATTTTGCTGTTGAAAGTTATGATCAAGATACGGAAAACCGCGTGGGGTTTGCGCTTCTTGGCGTCCGCGCAGACAAAGCATTTATTCAAGGAGAAAGCGCAGACTTTCGCATCGAGCAATCCGGCGGCGGACTGGCCAACATAAAAGCCCGCAAGCTGGTGCTTGAAGATGCAACCACGGCGGGCGACCCAACAGCGACCTTTGATGCTGACGGCAATTTGACGGCGAATCAAACGTATGATTTGCCCAACGCCTCCGGCACCCTCGCGCTGACCGCCCAACTCACCGACACCCAAATCTTCACCGCCAACGGAACTTGGACAAAACCCGCTGGAGCCAAGATGGTGCATTACATCGTCATCGGCGGTGGTGGTGGCGGTGGTAGCGGCAGGTGTGATAACGCAGGAACAGACCGCAGCGGTGGTGGCGGCGGGTGCGCGGGAGGCATTACTGTTGGTTGGTTAGACGCCAGCGCATTGGGCGCTACAGAAACTATAACGGTGGGTGCGGGCGGCGCTGGTGGCGCTGCGAGAACCACTGTCGCCAATGGCCAACTTGGAACGTCTGGTGGCGTCAGCAGTATAGGATCGGTCATTCAAACATTCGCGTCAGGTGGCGGCAGTGGTGGAACAACAACGACTGGCGCTGGAGGATCTGGTGCGTCGAATAGTGCGAGAATTTATAGTGCAGACGGGACTACGAATGGTGGAGTCAATGGCAGCAATGGAAGCAGAACGCAGGGTTCCGCAGTTTTCAACGCACCCACCGGAGGTCAAGGCGGCAGCGGGATCAGTGCTGCAAATGCGGTAAGCGCAAGCGCGGCAGCGGCGGATTCGGGTCACGTTCGCACAGGAGCATTGGTTGCTGGCGGGACTGGCGGGGCAAGTGCTGCTGGCGGAAACGGAAACTCTGGTGGCATGAATTTTGTCGGAACGGGCGGCGGCGGCGGATCTCCAAATAGCTCCACGGGTGCTGGCAACGCGGGCGGCAACGGCGGTCTTTACGGCGGCGGCGGCGGCGGAGGCAGCGCGGGAGCCTTGCCAGCGGCTTCGGGAGCAGGCGGCAACGGCGCGGCGGGCATCGTTGTTATAACCACTTACTTCTAATGACCGAGCAATACGCCATCCTCGACCAACCCAACGGACACCTCGTCAACATCGTCCTCTGGGACGGCGACACCGCCAAGTGGCAACCGCCCGCCGGAACGTCCGCCGTCCGATTGGCTGACATCGACCTCGCCACGCTTCCGCCCGCACCCGTGCCGGAAGCCGAGCCGATCACCGCCGAAGAACACCTCAAATCCGTCGGCCTCGGCGGCGAACGCCAGCCCACGTTGCTTTATCTCCGCCAGTCCCTCGCCGCCGCCGGCCAGCAAAGCCCCGAGCTGGACGCCATCGAGCAATACTTGCAGCAGATCCTCACCATCTTCGCGTCCGATCCAAGCCCCCGCAACGACTGGCCCGCCCCGCCCATCACCTTCGAGACCGCCGTGCAGTCGGCCATGAACGCACTCAACAGCTAATGCGCACTGTAACTCTACAATCTATCCTCCTCCGCGCATGGCAACGCGTCGGCAATGATGCCAGCACAATCAGTAATGTGCCCTCCGGTGCGCTGACGATGCTCACCGCCGCCGCCAACGAACGCATCGCGGATTGCTGGGAGTGGGCCGACTGGCCGGAACTCATGCGCGTTGAAGAACGCACCGTCGAAGGCAACGAGACCAACGGCTACTTCATCCCCTACGAGCAAACCGGCGAGACCGCCATGGGCGAAGTCTTCGCCGTCCTCCGCGACAACCCTGCAACACACGTTGCACCCCGCCAGATTGGCTACACGCTCCTCGGCGACAACGTCCGCTTCCCGCAAAGCACCGACTTGCCAACCACCGTCTGGGTCAACTTCCGCGTGCGTCCGACCGAATACAGCGCCAGCAACCTCTCGGCGACAGTGCCCGCCGTCCTCGCCAAAGCAGTCGGCCTGATGCTGAGTGCAGATTTGCTCCAAGAGGACGGACAGACCGACAAAGCACTCGCCATGGAACAGATGGCCGAGTCCGAGCTGATTTCCCAGCGCGACAAATATTACTTTCAGCAGGGCCAGCCCTCCATGTGGACGGCCCGCGTCAACCAATACTAATCAACTACTAAAACCTATGGGCTTCCCTAATTCACGCATCACGAACCGCACGTCCGGCGCCGTCAGCATCGCCGATACTACACAAGTCAACGCTGACTTCGTCAGCATCGA